AACTTTGTACGCCATAAATACAAGTCAATTAAGTACTTCCCTAGCATTAGATTAAACGAGAATGGTAATTCATCTCGTATGATTAAAAACTCTAAAGTAGTTGAAGATTATGTGATTCAAAAGTTTGGTGTAGACCCTACTGTAAATAGTACACCAAGATTCTTAGCTGTAGACGGTAACTTGTATGAAGGTGATCAACTTCATGATAAATATGTAGAATACAGATTACTACAACCACTAGGTTCTAAATTCTTTTATGAAGCCGTGGGTGATGGTAGACAAAGATCAGTACATCCAGATAATCAGTTAGGTAGTCCTAATCCTTTTGGTAAAGATATAAAGTATAAAGAGTATCCATTAATCTCTGGAACTAGTTTACAACAAAATAACTTTGTTGCAACTTATTTACCAAATCAAAAGAATGATCCTAAAACTGTACTTGAGAAGTTAATCTCAGAAGAGACAGATACACAAACTAGATCTGTTCTTGAAAATATGCTACGTAATGTAGATAAACTTAAAACTACTATTGACTTAGAAGTATTAGAAGGTAAGGCTGGTTTATTTAAAGTTAGTCAAGGTACAGACGGTATTGAAACTAGTATTTCAATTAACCCTAATGCTAACATGAATAAAGCTTCTGATCAAAGAAGAGTAATTATTCACGAATTGGATCACGCTTTTATGGTTGGTGTTCTTCAAAATCCTGTAACTGAGCTTGAAGTTAACTTTAACAGAAACGTAGAAAGATTAGCTAAAGAAGCTAAAGATAGATTGGGTAATATTCAAGGTACTGAAAACAAGTTTGAGTTTGTTGCTGAATTAGCCTCTAATCCCGAATTTAGGAAGAAACTAAGAAGTAAGTCAGATTTGTGGTCTAGGATGTTACGTTTTGTACGTAAGTTATTTGGTATGAAAGATAGTTATGATCAATTATTAGATCAAAGATACCAAGTAATTGACCAAGTTGAAAATTTACAGAAATTAACTCCTGATGAGTTTGCTCTTACACAAAAAGAACAAAAACCAGCAGTAAAAAAGTTAGATGTATTTAGTCAAATCATTGAAAATTTAAAAGCTAAAGCTAGACGGTTAAATGATAGACATAAGAAGGATTTAGCTAAAGTTACCCGTAAATCGGTAGAAGAGTATGAGAAATTGGCTGTAGATAATAAAGGTGAATTTGTATTAAAATATCTTGAGCAAGTTACTAAAGAATTAAAAGATATTGAAAGTACATTACCTAAATTAGAAAGTGTTACTGCGGATAAAATCAGTCCAGGCGCTTTAGTTGGTATTAAAGAACAATTACGTAGCTATGATGTATTGAATTACTTAAGACAAGAGTTGAATAAACACGCTACAGATTATTTTACAGATACTAAACAGGTTCCAGAACAACAAGTGTTTAAAGATTTGATGATGTCTATTAATGACTTTTCAGATAGAGTACATACTTTGCTAGTTAAAAAAGTAGCTAACAAAACTAAACAAACTATACCTAACTTAGCTGATAGTGAATCAGAATTGGTCGAATTATTAGAAACAAATGATAGAGGTGATATAACTCTAGCTAACTATCTTCTTGACCCAGGCTCACAAACGGCTGACCCATTTCTTCAAGCTGCTCATAAGTTGTTGAAAGACGCTAATTCTGAGAAAGATCGCAAAGCTTTTGACTTCTTAAATAACGATGAACACACGGAAAGAACAGTAAAGATTGAGCTGTTAGAAGAATATACAAATAGCTTGTATCCTAGATGGAACACAAGACAAATTACTTATAAGCCTGTATCAGCTTTAAAAGCTGTACAAGATTTTAATGCTTGGGCAAAAGGTAAAGGTAGTTTGAGAGAGAAGTTTGAATCTTTCTTTGATAAAGACTCATTTAAACAAAACTCTACAGAAATTAAGTTTATTTCTCCTTGGTCTAAAGAAGGTAAAGCTATTCTTGCAATTAAAGAAGGTAGTAAGGATTATCCTGTTAGACAGTTTTATGAGACATTAGTAATTCAATATTTACACTCACAACAAGATAGTCCTAGACACTTACGTCCAGGTTTACGTGTTCCTTCTATTCCTAGAAAACTATTTGAAGGCTTAACTCAGAATAAAGGGTTAGATAAATTGAACGCTTTTAGTGAGGCTTTTAAACAAGATTTAACTAGAAAATACGATGAATCTGAAAGAGCTGTGTTAAACGAGGAAGGTAAAGTAGATAGAAAAATACCTACTCGTTTTATAGCACCACATGATGGAGAAAAGAATCATTTAACTAAAGAAGAAGTATCATTAGACATAGCTAACACATTGGTAATAGCTATTGAAGAAGCATTTAATAGAGCTGAGCTAAATAAAATAGAACCAGATTTACAATTACTTGAGTCTGCTTTAGCTGAAAGAAAAGTAGCTGTAATGCAAGGTAATTTAGATGGTACATTTGCTGATTTGTTAACAAGAGAAAAGAAAGTAAAAGTAACTGAGTCTGGTCAAATAGATACAATAGATGGAGTGAGTTCAAACTCTTATAAATCAGTAGTATCTATGTTAGATAGATTTTTATATGGTAAATCAAAGAATGATGAAGGTACAATAAGTGTGTTTGGTAAGAAGATAGATGTACGTAGCGGTACAGATACATTCTTGAAATTAACTGGACTAAAGATGTTATTTGGTAATTTTGCTGTTCCTTTAACTAACGTAATTATGGATCAAGTAGCCTCTATGAGAGAAGCTGTTGGTGGGGATTTAATTACTATAGAAGAATACGCTGCTGGGGTTAAGTTTGCTGCTGTAGAAGGTTCTAAATCAATGAGTGATCTAGGAAGAAAACAGAAACAAACTAAGCTTTGGAAGATGATGGAATTAATTAATCCAAACGATCAGAAACAAGCTATTAAAGACTTAGGTTTAGATGATAATAAGTTAAAAGTGATTTGGACTAATTTCTTTAGTGCAGGAGTAACAGAGCAAGCTCAAATACTGGCAACTGTTGGAGCTGTGTTTGAGAGATTTAAAGTACAAGATGCTAATAATAAGTCAATATCTTTCTATGAAGGTGTTGAGTTTAATAAACAAAATAAGCTTGTTCTTAAAGATGGATACACATACAAAGGGAAGAAAGAAATAACTTCAGACGGTTTGAACGAGTTGAAATATTACTCATTAAGATTGTTTCAAGAAAAGAATGGTATTTATAATCACATAGATTCTTCTTCTATTAAAGCGACATCTATTGGTGCTGCTGTATTGTTTATGCGTAACTGGTTAAGACCTGGTTTTAGAACTAGATGGCAATTAAAGAGACAAGACATTCAACTAAACAAAGAAGTAGAAGGTTATTACATATCAGCTTTAGTTGGATTTCACAATATCTTCTCAAAAGATAATGGTTACTTAATGAAAGCTGGACAATCTTTAAAGATGTTGTGGATTGGTAGTAAGATGAATCCTGATTTATTGTTGTTACCTAATGAATTAAACTTACCTCAAGAAAGTAAAGATGAGCTTGTACAAATGAGACAAGCTAATATCCGTAAATCTATGTTTGAGTTGTATATTGTTGGTTTAACTAGTTTAGCTCTATTCTTAGCTTTTAGTGGAGATGATGATGAGGATAGTTATACTAAAATGATGTTAGTGAGAATGAGAAGAGAATTAATTACATTCTACTCTCCATCTACAGCTTGGGAAGTATTAAAGTCACCTACTGTAGCTTTAAAAACACTTACTGATATTGTAGATGCTGTAACTAGAACTGTATATACACCAATAGATTACTTAGATGATGGTGATTTAGAGTTAATTGAAAGAGGTAAATGGGAAGGATACACTAAGTTCTCTACTAACTGGTTAAAATTAACTCCTTTTACTCAACTGAAACAATTTGAAGATATTGGTACTACAACTAAGTTAATGTCACAAGGTATAAGGTAAAAAAAATAACCCCAACTAATAGCCGAAGCTACTAATTGGGGTTATAATTTATTCATATACTGTTATTGTTTTTTCTTTTGGTCTGACTTCCTGAACAGAATCCCAACCATTATCAAAATCCGTTCCGTAATGTGATTGGTAGTAACCTGATACTTTAAGGTATACATCATGTTCTGTAAAATGATAAGTTCTTGACCAGTTAGAACCTTCATCCATTCCGCCAGTACGGTTTACCTCTAAAACCAAACCACCAACATCTGGTGTTGGCCCATAAGCAAAATCTGAAATATTATCTTTGTAAATCTCTTTTGCCTTTTCAATAATTTCTTGCGCTGTCATATTAAACTGGTTCAAGTACTGTAATTGTTTTTTCTTTACCTTTAACAAACTCAATTTGAGTTATAGCTTCATTACAACCATAACTATCTGATTGCCAAGTTTCTTTCATAAAAACTCCTTCTGGTAACCCTGGGTGTTTATAAAATATAAACTTCTCATTGTAATCTCCTTGATTACCTTCACCACTATCCCCTACACCGTAATGGCCTATTTCTGTATTTTGTTTATATTTTTGTTTATTTAATAACAGATCTTGCAGATCTTTTAACAGAATTGTTTCCTCTTTCATTTATTTGTTGGTTAAAATGTTTAATAAAATCAAACTCTGGTCTACAGAGTCTTTTATAGTTTTCAAGAATCCAGATAGCTTCCCAGATAGGTGCGTGAGAAAGAATAAACTTCTTAATCATTCTACCATAAGCGTGTCTAAATCCTATTATTGGCCATCTTTCAAAAGCCATTACGTAAATCTCTTCTCTAACTAAAGCTTCTTTTTCAACTTCAGTTAGGAATTGAAACTTATTTACATCTACCTCTACTTCTTGACCATCTTTCAATACTTTATTAAAAGTAGGAATTGGTTTAAGAAGTGTGTGTAGCCAATCATGGTCATACTCACAAGTTAGAGCATTATTAAAAAAGTCTGCTGAAGACATTTTAAGATCACTTCTCTTGTTGTTACCATGAACTTCGTTCCATTGCTTGTATAGTTTATGAAATAAAGGGTGATCTAGTTGACAACCCTTTTCCCTTAACCAAGTAGCGTCCCACTCATGCTTTTCCCAATTAATATCCCAAAATAAATGAGATATCTTTAATGTATAAAGCAGATTAGGTGATAATACGTGTTCCCCAGTATCTGGAAAAAGATCAGAAATAACTTTATTTTTTAAGTATTCTATTCTTTTACCAGTACTAGGTTGATTTATTTCACTAAATTCATCTAGTTTTTTATACTCGTGAATAACGTAATCTAAATCCTTTGGTTCTCTTGGAAAATCAGGGAACCAGTGTTTGATAGCTTGACTTCCAATAAGAACCATGTTATTTTAAATGTTTTAGTTTATACAATGTTTGTTTCATTAAAGCTGTAATCTCATCTAAGATATTAAGAAGATCAGAATCGGTAAATAAAGATTTAGCTTGTTCTACTTTATCATGAATACTTTGCATGAACTCGATAGAATTAGAACTTAAATTTTTAATTTGGTAAGAAGAATAATCCTTTACAATCCCATACTTACCTTGATAAGCTTCTACAAGAATATCAGTAAGTGATGCTACACCTGTGTAATACTTTTCTAGAGCATTGTGTTCAGCAAATGAAGTTGTTTGTAAATGAAATGTGTGAGCTTGGGTAGCTGAGTTAAGAAGTAAACCAAAGACTTCTGGGATACTTAATGATTTTTCTTTAGGTAGTTTGAGTTTACTCATTTGGTTTTGAATAGATTAATAATGTTTTCTGTTCCTACTGGATTCATAGAATGAACAAACATTGTAGGTAATGACTTTTCTCTAAAATCATAATACTCCTTCAACCATTTAGCACATTCGTATCCAGTTTTCTCCTTTACTGTTTGCAGGTGTTTTTCGTAAACATCTCGTCCATCATACATAGAACTATGATAATGTTCATCAGCTAAGTCGTGATCAAAAGAAACATGAGTTATTATGTTACTGTGATCTATAATAGCTTGTTGAAATTGTTCATAATTACGAACTATATACCAGTTTCCTTCAAGATAAATAGGGTTTAATTTTCCTATTCTTTTGTGCATATAAGAAGCACATTCAGAAGGACATCTAATATCGTCTAGAAATATTTTCATAATTCATTATTCATAGCTGCTAAGAATAGGATTAGATTTTGTCGTAATGGTGTAAATTTATAACGTATTTCATCCGCTTCTTCTTTGCTGGTATTAAACTCAAACATAGGAAGAAGGTTTCTACCATCATATCCCCAGTATCCAGACATTTTAATTGTGATGTACAAATCACTAAACTCTTTATAATGTTGCGGGTAATAATTATATAGGTTACCACAAATTCCAGCATGAGGCAACTTACCAGCTTTACACCACTTTTTGTAAAGATTTAGATATGATCTCTTTTTAATAATTTTTCCCATGTTTGAAAGGACGTTTTCTGTTATAAGCCATCTTAGTTGTAATGTACCACTCTAAATCAGCGATACCATGTTCTTCTGACATTCCAAAGATACGGATAATAGCATCAGCTAATTCAAATCCTGGAGATTTCTTGAAAGCTGTGTAAGTTGGTGTTTCTTCTTTGGTTGATGTAATTTTACTTATTTCTTTCTCAATAAGAAATCTATCTCCAAATGCAGGTTCTGTAGCACCTTCTCTATGACCTTCTAATGCTTCACTAAGTTCTGAGTGAACTAAAGCTATACATTCAGCAAAGTTTCGAGGTTCTCCTTCTTTTACAAACCCTTTTTCAACTTGAGTTGTATGAGCTTGTTTACATAATTGGTTAATCATTTCAGTAAATTGTAAGTTAAAAATAGTTGTAGGTAATGTAAAAATTGATCAAATCCAACAGAAACAAAGAAGTTATGTACATCACCTTTAGCCCATAACTTGGCATTCAATCTACTTGTAAAATAATCTGTTATTGTGTGAGCTATAAAGGTAATTGTCGAGAATAAAACAACTTCTTTAATACCTAACCATCCACTTAATCCTATACCAATTATTAACCAGCATAAACTATAGTAAAATGTATGAGATAACAAATCACTCCAATTCTTACTTTTACCTTTTGCTTGTTTGTCTGTTTGTAATACAAAATCAGCAAACCAATGTATTAATAAGATACTGAAAATTTCAATTAAATTCATATTTTACCTAATTTTAAGTAGTTTCGTTTATTCTTTATTGTTGTGTACATAAGAAGTAAATCTCTGTTACGTGTTGTTTCTAATCTTGGAGAATAGCGTATTTCAACTACTCCCAAGATAAAAAGTCCTATTGCTAACCATTCCATTAGTATGTGTGTTTAATGTGATGATTCATCTTCAATGTTTACTTCACCAGTTTTAGCTTCCTCATCTAACTGCTTAGTTTCTCTTTCTAAGAATCTTTTAGCTTTTAACTTGTACGCTGCAAAGTGGTCTAAACCATCTCTACGAACTACAATACCTTCTGCTGGAACTTTGTTGATACAGTGGTTACAGTCTTTTTCAAGATAAGTCTCACACAAAGAATTAAACCAATGTGTTTGTAGCTCTTCTCTTAAAGTATTTGGTTCTCCCAATAAAGGAAGACCAATCTCTTTGTAGAATGTTGGGTCTAATACTCCAAAATACAACTCCTTAACCGTTTCAATAGAATACTTCTTTGAGTAATCCTTAATCTGTTGCCAAGAGAATTCTATTACATTACCATCTGGTTTAGTGTAAGTAATACGGTATACAAGAAACTTATGTTCCCCATCTTTACATCCGTAATCATACCCCTTCTGTATAACCTTACCAGAAGGTAAATAACCAACTATTTCTCCATAAAGAGTAATACCTTGTTCTATTTTACCATCAAGTTCTTTGTTTACAATAGCCCAAATATCTTCACCATAAAATCCTGGAGTTACATCAGTATTGATGTACTGATTCTTAACAACTGTACGGCTTGAGTACAGATTGTCGTACTTAGATTGTACAACTTCAATACCTAACCATTTAGCAAACTTCTCTTTCCAAGTAAGTTGCTTGTTAATAAGTACATTTGAAAATACACCTGAAGTACCGTGCCACTTATCTGTAATACAAATAATATCTTCAGGTTGGAACATATGTAGATTCTTAGCTAAGTGTGAAGTAGAAACGTGGAATCTAAACTGATTAGGTACTAATTTACTAAATCTCTTTAACTTCTTGTTGAATTTAGATTCTTTCTGTTGACCTGCTGTAACGTGTTGGTGAACAATCTTATATTTCTTGCAAAACACGTGACCATTAATAGTATTAAATTCATCACCAACTTTAAATCCTTTTATATCAACTAAAGGAAGTAGAGTATTTAATGGAGTTAAATAACCAGTAGAAATTACTCCTTTAAACTTGATCGCTTTAACCCTTCCAGAATCTTCAAAATAACCTTTCTGGGTTTGATCTTTGTTTAGTAGTGTATTTCTAAACTCGTTGTTACTAAACAAGAAAGATGAAGATATTTGACACTCTGCTGGAAAGAATAGATAAAGTTGTTCTTCATTAGCGTCTTTCTTAGTTAAAACATCGTTACCAAATACAGTAACTTTACACAATTTATCTAAACCCTCTACCTTTTGTTTAGGTGGTAGCTTTACTACTGTAACACAATAGTTTTCTGAACCTTCTATTTTTTCTAATTTCATTTTGTAATATTAAACGTTTGATTTTGAAATATTTTAATTTGATCTGATCTATAATGTCGTACAATACCTGATTCACATAACGTACAACACCAAATGTCATTCTCGAATGTTCCTGAATTGGTTACATAAATAGCGTAAGCTTCTTTATTATCTTCTACAACTACAGGAATAGGTTTACTGAATTCTAACATTTCTTTGTTACAATAGTTTTTACTAATTGATATACAAGATCAATACATTCTTTAGGATCTGTAGTAACACAATCTAGATTAACCCAAATCTTAGAATACCCTTTAGAATATGGATACTCTATCTCAACTTGACTAATTGATATTGAAGTTACTACACCTTTTACTAACTGAAGCTGAGTTAACATTTTTCTTACACCTTCACTGTGTTTTGTTAAAGGTGGTTTCTCCGCCCAAATTTTTACAACAAAATAAACTTCCTGACCAAAATTTAAGTCTTTTGTATTATTTATCATAATCAGTTAAGAATAGTAAGAACGTTGTTAGAAGCTTCATTTTGTTTGATTGTTATGTTCGCTAAAATAGCGTGGTAATCGTGAATGTTGTTTTGTTTCATAATGTTTTTTGTTTAATTGTAGGGATAGTAGGATTTGAACCTACACGAGAATTACTTCCCAAGGGAGTTTAAGTCCCTCTTGTCTACCAGTTTCAACATATCCCCAAATAAGTTATTTCAACTTATTTCTTATTTCTTCTAAAGTAGTAGTCTTTACAAGTTTACCATCTTTAAAGACTGTCTGTAGTAACCCCCCTTGTTCTTGTTCCCAAGTACACTGGTCAGCTACTTTTATTTCATCTTTACCATCAAATAATAATACATCTCCTTGTGCGTCAGGTCTGTTATTAAATACTTGTAATAAACCTTTCTTAGACTTCTTAGTTCCATCATCTGTAATTGGGTCTTTAAAGATTTCTCTTAGTTCTCCATCAACAACTACAGCAGTACTCTTTACAGCTCCACCTTGGTTATCTCTAGTAGCATAACCCATAGAATAGGAACCAATACCTAATACAACGGTAGTAGAAGCAAACCCTTTAGCTTTTAATCTTTCACATATCTGCTGTGCTCTTTCTAAAGAGATGGAATCACCATAAATAGCCCCAATATGAGAATCTAATACTTTATAACCTTGTTCATTTACTGTACCACCAAATATATCCCAAAGAAGTTCTATTACACCTTTATTCTGCGCAATATCTGTTTCTCCAGAGTAACCAAATTCGGGGTTTACTCCACACAAAATATCTACAGGATCGCCTGAATCAGGTCTAATTACTAATTTACCGTCTCTAGCTAATACTTCAGATTTAATAGCTGGTAAGTATTCTGTTAATACTTTCCAAAGATCAAATGAGTCACTAACTACTGATAATATACCAGTAGGGTATTGTTGAATTAGTCTTTTAAACGCTCCTAACTCATCTTCTTTACCGTAAGCAGTCATGACTGAATGTTCTGATGCTGGCACAGAAAAAGCCGCATTATAACTGCCATAATAATGTTTGGCTGCCTGTAAAGCAACAATAGTATCTGTTCCCATGAATGAAGTTAAGAAACCTAATCCAGAACTAATTGCTGATTCAGGAGATTGCATCCCTCTAAAACTAAAGTCATGTCCTTGGAAGTTTACAAATCCAACATTTTCCTTATCTGTCTCAGTTGCGTATTTTAAAAGTACTTGTTTGAAAGCATACGCTAAACTTGCTGAGTGTACTGGTTTCCAGATTAGAGTAGAAATAAGTGTTTCTAAATAATTAGTTAACCAGAAGAACTCAGGAAAAGCGTTCTTAATTGTAAACAATGGTATACCAGCATCTATAAGAGTTCCTTCTGGCAGCGCTTTTACTTCAATAGGTAGATACCCTAAATCATGCAGTTTCTCAAAATGAGTTACATCATAGTCAGTACCAAGATAACTACTTAGATACTTTTTAGCTTCTTGACAAACTTCATTTTTCGGTTTATCAAAGAATTCTTTTTGGTAAATTTCTTGTATATATTGAAAAGTGTATTGTATACCAAACACAACTATTTTTTTAGCTTGTTCTGGCATTCTAGCTACACTTCTACAAGTATAATTAGAATACACAACTTCAGTGTTTGGTGGGTACATCCTGTGATGGGATGTTTTGTACCCGTCAGTTAATAATAATGGGTTCATTGTTGTAAATATTTTATTTCGTAAACTAATCTTGTTAAATCATCATATACTTGCATTAAACCTGCTCTATCATCTAATAAAGCTGAGAAAAAAGGTTTTCTGGTTTCCCAACTTAATTTTACACCATCTGTATTGATACCGTCACAAGGTATTTTATGCTCATACAAGTAATTGTTTACGTAATCATGGTTGTTGTGTGCTGTCCAACAGACCAACTTACAACCAATAGATTTTAGATCTCTTAGTAGTTTAATAACTTGGTGATATGTATGACCTTTCTTGTGATAGTCATGAACTGTGTCGTCAAAGTCAAATCCAATTACTAAACTACCATACTTTGTATATTCTTCTAACAATCTGTTATAAGAATTGTTTACATTTAAAAAGTAGTCTTTCATAAATCAAATTGAGTTACTTTATCGTGAGTTATATCTTTTACAGAGTTTGTACAGTAGAAGTGATCTATGTATGGAGTAAAATCAATCCCTTTATTAAAGTACGCATGACTTACATATAAAAATACTTTACTAGCTCCTTGTTGTTTTAGTTGTTCTGCAAGAAGGTGAAATGTAGATCCTCCATCAAGAAGATCATCAACTATTAAACAATCTTTACCTTTTACGTCTCCTAAGATATTTAGTGTAATCTTACCATCTCTATCTCTAAATTTATTAGCTGCAACTAAAGGTAATTTTAAATCTTCTGCATAACTAAATACTTTTTTGTAAGCTCCAGAATCTGGAGAAACTAAAGTCAAGTTTTTACCCCAACCATTACCATTTTCTAAAGCAGATATTGTTTGTTTTACAAATCCAAATGAACTCCTTTTAGTTGAATTATTTAGTAAACCTAATGATACATTAGAATGAGGATCAAAGACAAATACTTGTTCTAGATCTAGACTGTTAATAAAGTTAGTAATAATTTTAAGATCAAATGATTCATTCTCTTTGAATCTTACATCACTCCTTTGCCCAAATAAACAAGGAATGTCTAAGATAATGTGAGGGCTTCTTTGTGTTCTTGCAGCATCTACTATAGCAGCTACTTTAAATAGGTCTGCATAATTGTTTATCCTTTCTTTAATATAAAGAAGCGGATCTTCTGTTTCATATACAGAAGCTGTTACTTGTGAATCTGGGTATGTGTTAATTGTATATTTCATAATTTAATTGTTTAAAAACTACTGTAGCTTATCAACACTACATCTCTACTCGTATGAGTAGGTTCTATCACTTTGCAACAAATAAAACGTCTAAATAAAATTTGTTGGACATTTGAATTAAGTAGTTTAATGTTATAAATGTTTTGTTTTTAAGATTAAATCATAGTAACATTCGGCATCTTTAGCACTCATTTCTTTTTAATTTTTCGTCTAACAATATACACCAATACTTTAAACTGTACAACCTTAGTTTATCTAACCAAAGTTCTAGTTCAGTATTTGTTATTTCTGATTTCCAGAAGTGGATAAATACTAATGATTTACTCATGAATTGGTACAGTTATTTTAATGATCTTTTCATTTACTGGTCTGTAATGTTTTAGGTACATAGCTTGTTGTCTAAACCCGTACTCTCTTGTGATAATAGATGGATTTTGAATTCTGTCTTCGTAATAGGCTAACATATCTTCAGACATTGTTTTAGCATCAAACAATCTAGTTCTGCCGTGAATGTTTCCGTCTTTGTCAGCAAACTCTAACAATAAAGCTGCTAAAGCTTCAATAGATTCACAACTATTTACTTTTTCGTATTTTAATAAACTCATATTTTAATTTTTAATAAGTTTCTTGTTCTTCCAAAATCTCTTGGTTCTGTAACTTCTTTTTTCTTGTTACATAAACCACAAAAATCTGTGTGTATTGTGTAACAATGTCCTTTTGGGATTGATGCTCCACGACTTGTAGCGCATTCTAAACAAACCCAACTAGGTTCTATACATTTGTTTTTCATAACGCAAAAATAAAGGGTAGAAATGTAACTTCCTACCCTTTTTTATTAAACTTTAACAGCCTTGCCTGTTTTGGGCTAGTTTCTAGAAGATAGCTAAACCTTTCCTAATTATCTACATACTATGCTATACTCGTCTTACCTCACAATATATTGTAACCTAAGTTACTCAAAAGATATTGGGTACGCATCAACAGTCCTCGATAATTACTACTCATTTTAATACGGTACTCGCAATGAGTCGACTTGTCGTTCTTCTTTGTATCTAAACTACACGTAAAAGATAGAGACTAGGGATGGTCTTGACCCACCAACTTCTACCAGTTATTCCCTTTCGGGGCTTTGTAGAGCATCTAACATTGATACTACCTAGCCTTGTTCTAATTTATGTTTCTAGTTTCTTGTATTTCTTCTTTATTTGGTTTAACGAGTAACTAATTAATACTGGTTTAGTATCTAGTTTTACAGCTATTTCTTCTCCGTTAAATCCTAGTAATTTGTAATGCAGAATATCTTTTTCTCTTGATGTAAGTATCTTTATTAAATCAGTGAGTCTCTTTTCTGTAGTTAGTTCAGAATAAATATCTGACTCAATACCTATGTTTAAGTAACTTTCTAGCTCAGTAAATACTCTGGGCAGATATTCTCCATCTTTATAGTACAGCTTTTCCTTGTGTAATCTCTTGTAAAACACTCTTTTAAGAACAAGGATCATTAGTTTATTATCCTGTTCAAATAAGTTAGTTTCTTTATACTTAAACCAATGCAGATAAGCATCATGCAATATATCTTTATGGTTTACAGCATCTAGTTTAAAACAATATCTTCTTGCTAGTTCATAATTTTTATCCATTATCCTGAACAACTTACACAACTCTCATCATCCAGACTACAAACAGTAACAGCAGGAATAGTAGTAGTGTTAATCTCTTTCTGTACTTCCTTGTCTGTTTGTAATACTCTGTCATAATCTAAGTTAAGTTTTTTCTTATATTGTAAGTTAGGTTTGTCCATATCTACTAAAATACTCACACCTTCTACAATATAAAATTTAATAAATTCATTTTCGTCTTCTAGATACTTCAACATAAATTGAAAATCAAAGTATCCTTGTTCTCTTGCTTCTTTTTCTTTTAAATACTTGTCTACTGACTTACCTGTAATTGGATTAATAAATTGTACTTTCTGTTCTTGCATATATTGGATATTATTTAACAAACTAATTGATCAGATAAAGTTAAAACAGTAAAGTTGTCTTCCCCTGGAATAGAAGCTAGTTCAGCATCTTTAGGAAGCTTACACTCTAATTCTTTTTCTAGGAGCTGTCTTAATGTTGGGTCTTTATCTAATACTAATAACTCTGGTGCTGACTTGTGTAAGCCATTGGGTAACTTAAATTTATAAATAAGTTTAGAGTTAATTCTAATTATTTGTTTGCTTTCTTCAGGAAACTTAGAGTATTTTCCCTCTCTAAATAACTGCACAGCTTCCTGATGTTGTTTAGGTATTTCATAAACTACTGACACAGCGTTATCTTGTGAATAGTTAAACTTGTAATTAGGATTAAGCTTTATAACACTGTTAATTTGTTTAAGCTTTACCACTAAATACTCGTTTGTTTCACTTAAATAACTGTTTACGAAATTACCTATACCAAAACTATTAGAATTACATCCCACCAACGGCAGTAAGTAAATACTACATAGATTATTACTTCCCTTAAGAATCATAACTGGTTTTTGTTGTTGAGAAGTAGCAAGTTACCTGTTTGTTAAATAATATACAATAATTTATTCGATCTTATATTGAGTTTTCTTAAATTCTATTGGTTCTGGTATTGTAAATCCTTCTTTTTCGTCTAGTATTTTTAAACTAAAGTACGTTTTGTTGTATTCTTTTAAGGCTACAGCTACGTTGTTATAGTAAACTAAGTAAGCTGAGAATACTAATTCAGCATATTCTAGATCCATATTGTAATTGATCTTCTTGAATAACTGATCAACGTATTTCTCACCCTTTCCTGGTATTCCTTTAATATTATCACCCTTTTGTCCACAAATCATATCAGACCAAAACTTTCTCCTAGCTTGTTCTTTAGTGTTTGTAACCCATTGCTGAGTTTTCCAATTGTAATGAGTTCCTTCTAATCCAAGTAAGTCTCCATCAATTGCCACAATAAAAGAATCGGGTAGTTGTAGCCTAGTAATATTTACAGCATCGTCTACTTCCATATTATCTACTGCTACTGCTTTCCAATTCTCTTGAATATAATTTTTTAGAAACTCCCACCAAGAAGGTGCTTGTGTGGGTCGATTACTTTTGTAGTCAGGGTTAATTAACTTTCTAGAACTAACTGTATTTTGACCTTTTAAATAAATAATATAATTATCAAAATTTCCATTTGTTAGTATGTAATTCATGTAGTAGTCTGCCGCCTGTGTTAACTCTGTTTGTGTTTTTTCTCTGTATACAAATCTTTTACCATCTTCTCTTATAGGTAAACCATTCTCATCTAAAAGTTTTACCCCGTGCCCCATCGCAAATAAGACACTATCTCCATCAATAACCGCTAACTTCACTCTTGATATTTCCATTTATAACCATAACTACTATTTAGCTTTCCTTTACAACAATTACAAATATTTCCTTCTCCTTTATAATTATTTAATTTAACTGCTTCTTGTATTGAATTGTATCTAGCTATTTCTACCATGTTTTTATCATATTGTATTATTGGTTTGTTGTTGTTTCTTGGTTTACCCTTTTTAATCAAACTTTGTTTTAGTCTTGTTTCAGCAGAAACTTTTTTACCCAAATTAGCCATTCTTATTTTCTCTCTAGTTTCAGGAGAATTTTTCTTTGGGTTTAATTTTAAGTACTCTTTTAAACCACTTAACATCTTTATCTTTTTCTCTTCAGTAATTTTTTTACCTTTTAATGGATGGGTTTTTCCTGACCAAAAAGCTTTTTGTGTTAAAGACATTTTAGCTAAACTGGTTTTTGTATGTTTATACCCTAAACTAGAATAAGCTAGATAAAGTTTATTATAACCTAACTTTGGATTGGTAACATCTAACATGTTAATCCAATACTGTTCTGTAGTTACACAATACTCTGGTAAACACTCTTCTAACACCTCAAATTTAAAGTTGTTAATGCCATATTTATTAACTGAATTTTGTAAATAAATATTAGAATGACAATTTCTTCTTAAACTTGAAAAATGATTTACTTCTCGTTCTCTAAAACTAGTAGACGTACTACCAACATAAATCTTATTATTGATTGTATTTGTAATTGTATATACTCCTGTATTCATAAAACAAAAATACGAAATAATTACAAACAAACCAAATAATAAGATATAAATCTACTTCATACTATATTTGTTTCTGGGTAACTGTCAAGTACAATCATACCATGTCCTGGGCCACGCTGATCAACTAATTTATCACACGCAGCTTCTAAAGCAGCTTGAACATGAAGTTTAGCAAAGGTTATTAGACCATTTTTAATATTGTTTTCATAACCACTCCCAGAACCTCTTGAATCATTCCACATATCGTTAAATTCTCTAGAAGTTTTTATAAAATCTTCTGCTGTTGGTATTTTACCCATTTGTTTTCCAATTTATTTCTTCTACTCCATTTCTCCATAAATAATAATTACACTTACTAAAATGATTATTCCCACTAAACAAATCCTTACCATGTGATGCTGTAGCTGGGTGACCAGCTTCTAGCACTTTATGGTTAGGTTGAAAGTTTAGATCTTTAACAACTAGTTTAGCATCTTTACCCCATAACATGGATACTTTGTATTGGTTATCGTTTGTAAGTATCTGTAATACAGTTTTTACAAACCTATCCCATCCAATATGACTATGTGATCCTGGTACTCCAGCTCTAACTGTTAAAGATGTATTGAGAAGTAATACACCTTGTTTAGCCCAAGAAGATAAATCATTAGTAGGAAAAGCTTGCTTAAACTCTTCATAATTTTTAGTCTTAACTACATCTCTATCTACCTCTCTAAGTATATACCTTAAACTGGCTGGAGTTTCGTCTAGTTGACTAGAGAATGCGATCCCATCAGCGTGTAATCCGTGTGGATAAGGATCTTGCCCAATAATTACAACTTTAACTGTACTTGGATTAGTTAATTGAAAAGCTCTAAAGATTTTATTTGGGTTAGGATAACACTTAACTGTTGTGTATTCTTCCTGTAAAATTGATTTGAGTTCTAGAAAATAGGGTTGTTTAAACTCTTCTTCTAGTAACTCAAACCAAGGTGCTCCTAAAAGTTGCTCAGTCATCTCCTGTCATATTATCTACAGCATCTGATAAATCATCTCCAGCAGAAGAAAGTAAGTCTTTTACATTTTCAGGCTCTTCTCCTGTAACAACATCATAAGCATCTTTCACTACAGCTACAGGTGTTAAAGCTGTTTTAACTATTGCACTTGTCAAATTTGAAAAGAATCCCATAAATTATTGTTTTAATTTCTTCATAATTTCAATAAAATCATCTAAATAAAGAATAGCAAACTGATCTCTTGTTATAAACCTTTCACCAACTTTTTCTGTTTGATTATGGAATACAACTCTTGTTACATTAGGTTCTTTTGGCATCTCTGCAATAACCTTTGCGTACTTAAGATGGTTTACAACGTTCTTACATTGGATTGCCCAAGGCAACCTACCATTTACTATTTCATCTTTATTTACAATATCAATCTTTAAAGCGTCACGATTTCTATTAGAACTTCTTGAACTAGCAGCATCTGTGTAGCCGATAGATTTTAAGATATTGATACACTGACGCTCAAAATTGTGCCCAGCGACCCTATTACGATTACTCATTATGCTGTAACTTCTGTTGGTTGATTATGTAACTGTCTTACTTGTTCTAACCTTTCTTGTATTGTTGGTAAAGTTGTATCAGTACTGGATAACCCTACTAAATTATCTAAAGTAGTTTGATCACAATACACTTTTTCAAAAACAAAATCAGCAATGATTCCGTAGTCAGCTAATCTAAAATCATTATGTATAAGTAATTTTATGTCAGAATAAGGAATCGTAACTTTACTTGGTTGATCTAGAAATAAACCTAACCTAATTTGTTTTAGATGTTTAGCTTTTACTACAACAACAGCTCTAGGTTGTACTGTCTTAAGTTCCTTGTTTGAATTAATTAAATGTTTATAGTACTTAGATCGTACATACCTTGTTGATAAATAAGATCTATTTCCATGAAAACCAAATAAACTAACTCCACATTCTGTACCCAGACTATAAATTCTATTCCTTAAAAAGGTTTCTTTAGCATAAGACGAACTTAAACTGCCTGTGTGTACAGGAACAGTATATTCTTTAATATCCTGATACAACCACTCTTTTACTTGATCTGTTAAAGTTCCTTCTAACTCTATAAACTCTTTTGGAATGGATTTCTCGCCTGCATTAGTATAACCAATTCCACTCGCATTTTTTTGTGTTAAAGGTAAAGAAGCGGCTAGATAAATAGGTACAAATTGTTCACCACTCTCAATCTTTACTGGTTTGTTAAGTATTGCAGTATTAGTTTGTCCGTGCATACGAGATACATCAAAACTACCTAATATTCTTTTAGTTGTGGGTTGATTGCTCATAACTACTTAAAGGTAAGTTAAAATCTAATTGTCTTACTAATGTTCTTTCCATGTTAGTTTTATCTAAGTTAGTCATGTAATTTGTAATCTGACTAGTCATTAAACTAGCAATTAATGCTCCACAATGACTAGTAGCTTTTAGTGTACAAGGTGCTTCTGGTATCTCATCATCATTAAAGAATGTACCTTCGTAAAACTTATAATCTGTTGTTTTAGATTTAATTAAGGTAAATACTTGACCATTCTCTATTGACATTCTACCATCAATAAATAAAGAACCTTCTACTCCATAATCTTTCCATCTTTCATATACAATCTTCCTAGCTTTAATAGAATCAAATGTAGTACAAACAACCGCAGAGAAGTTAACGTAATCTAACCAATTTCCTTCACTTGGTTTAACTTCTTCAAAGCAAGTAGTTAGTTTGTTTTCACCACATAAGCTAGTAACTACAGAATGTAAAGCTTCTACTTTAGTTTTGCCAACCTGTTCCTTACCATACAATTGACCCATTTTTATTCTGTAAAAAACGTAACTTTTTTACACGTTCTCTTTAGAACTGCTTATAGTTTCCTATAAGATTAGACTATATCATTACCCATTAGGGTATTCTCCATATCCACTACCATTAACTTGTAATGTACTTCCTCTTCAGGAATAGTCGTTGAACCTTATCCCAAACTTCGGGGATCTTGGCTGCTGATTACCATATCTGTCTTTCAAGACTTAGGCTTCCAGCAATTAAAAGAATTTTCACCAATAAATTACTTTATTGGGGGGCAGTCCATTAATTTATAACTTGAGGTTTTATTGCATTTTTGACACAAAACCACTTGACTTATTATTTGCCTGTTTATCCTACTTTTAGTAACACCATTACCAACTGTAATTTTAGAGTTACAATGTTTACAAGGTTTAGGCTCCATTTTAATAAACATATTACCAATAATAGGTGTAATTTTATTACAATCTTTACAGTAAATTCTATTTTTACCGCTATAAAGTGTGTTATTACTATTACAGTTTTTACAAACTGTTCTAGGACTAAGTGTTTCTACCCACTTTAACATTAACTCTTTTTTACGGTTTAAATGAATAGTAGAGTTACTGTATAAGTAACTAGCAAATAACTCTATCTCAGCTCGTCTATTTAGTTGTAATTTAGTTATTGGAGTCTTACTTGTAACAGACTTACCTTTAATCTTAGAAACATACTTAGCAACATTTGGTTTAGTAAGATTAAATTTAATACCCACTTTTTCCAACTCTGTTTGTAGTTGTTTCATAAAATAATCTCCAGTGCCTACAAAACTTACTCCTTTACTGTTAGCACTACTAGTTTTATTCATGTAGACTGACCCATCGCCATCAAAAAACCCTCTAATAAAATGTGGTTTTAAATCTTCTGGTAGATTGGGAAAAAATAAGTTTAGTCTATTATCTGTAGATTTTCTAGGTATTACTCCGTTTTCTAAAAGATCAGCATAAAGTTTTTGATAGTTACCTCTTAATTGTGCTGTAGTTATTTTACTTTTATCATAACGTTTTTGTAAAAAAGGGAACTTTTCTACTAAATAATCTAGCAAATACTCATCTTTTAAATGAAGAGTTATGCCTGTATAACTACCATAACCATCTTTTTTCCTGTAAACGTAACCATCTGAGTAGTAAAGACCTAATAAGTAAGCTTTTTCTTGTGTGTCAATTGTTTTTAATTCTCTGTTATATTTCATATTACCTTTAAATTTCTTTAAAGATAATACATTTTAATTAATTTTGCAAACCCAAGTTACCATCATCTACTGTATCCATATCAACAACAATAATATTAGCCCCAGCCCGATTCAGGAAAAAGGTGAGGTAGGAGCCTACTCCACCAGCCCCAAATACAGTTATGTAGCTATCATTTAGTGTGTCAAACCAAGGAGTATCTTTAAACCGTCCGTAATGCGGTTGTTTCTTTTCGTAACTCATTGATATATCGTTTAATTGATGTAGTTAACCATTTAGCAGAATTTGGTTCTTGTTTTACAAAATGTTCAATACAATTTAATGTTTCCTCATCTTCTTGATACAAACCAAAGTTATCTATAGCCCAAAACTGTAAGTAATAATACTTAAAAGCTTTACCATAATCTTCTAGGTCAGTAGGTGTAAGCAAACTATCTATGTATTTATATACAATAGATGGTGGTGTTGCATCAGATTGTTTTGTTCCAGTACCTAACATAAAAAGGTCAGTAAGCTTGTCAAGAACTTTCTTATACCCTTTTGGATTCTGGCTTATAGAAGGTTGTGGCATTTTAAATCCTATTTGTTTTGGTTCTTGGTATGTTGATATATAACTTTTTGGTGTTGTTGTTGTTCCACCCATTCCGCTCCATACAGTAGTAGGAGCTGGTTTAGCTTTTAAAGCTTTAATTTGATCTAACAACCAACTATCAGCATCATAATAAACATCACAAGGAATAATATATGTATAATTTGTCTTTTTCTTTGTTTTTGGATTCTTTAAAATAATGTTTCTTAGTGTTCTTGTTTCTTCTACCTCTACTTCTCCACTTACTCCTATCTCAGCAAATGCGTTACACTTGTAGTTAACGACTAAAGATAAGAAGAAGGGAAACTTAGGTGCACTATCCACAATATCTTGTGTGTCTGTACCTGAATGGAAAACCTGCATTCCCACATGAGAATGCACCTTCCCAACATACCAAGGATGAGATGTTGGATTTTCAATAGGATCTACTTGTGGAAACTTTTCATAGAACTTAATCCAGTCTTCTCCGCCTTCAAAAGAAGTAAATGTAGCGTCTCCTAAATCCATTAAGAACACTTGTTCACAACTTATCTTCAGGTTTGCAATATCATCTATACTACCTTCTAGGATTTTGTAAAGTAGTAAACCACTCCACTCCTTATTTTCTGGACATTGAGAATGTAGAACCTGGATTTGAGCAGCTAAGTTTTTTGTAATATGTATTTGGGCTTTTTCTGTAGCCTTAATTTGTTCCATCTTCAATGGGAGTTAATTGGTTCATTAATACTAATAATCTGTCTAGAATTTTGTTAAAATCAGTAGGAGAAAGTCTACGTACTATTTGAGACTTGTTTACTTCATTTCCTTCATATACTCTGGGAGTTATCTTAAAGTAGTTTATAATAGCTGAATCAATAGGAGTAGCGTTAATAGCTGCTAGTACTTCTCTTACACTTGACGAGTTACTGTTAGTAGTTTTTAAGTAAGTACACATAACTGGATCATAATCCATACAAGCACTATCAAGCTGTAGTTCTTGAATCATTTGTAACTCAAGCGCATAAAACTTATCTAACGTATTTGGATTGTTGTTTATTTGTAACATACCACCAACAAATTGTACTTGCTGCTCAATTACAGGGTGATTCAGTAACCACAAAGCAGCTTTTTTGACAAGACTGAAAGGAAGATGTGCTCTAAAGTCTTCTGTAGCTGGTACAGTATAGAGTGTTGATAAGTAGATGTGAGGAGTACCTTCCCTACTTTCCCAAACTAAATAATTCTCTAATGTAGCTAACAATACTTCAAAGTCAGCTTCAGTTATAGTTTTATCTTTAAGTCTTGTTAGATAGTTTAAAACTGAACTTCCTCCACCGAAACAAAACTTTTGAAATGTACTACCTTCTTTTGGTAAGTGAGAGTGTCTATACTTTACTTCTACTTCTTTTTGAGATAAAGAAAATCTCTTACCCCTTATTTCAGGGTTAACTGCATCTTCATTAGTCTCAATAGCTATTACTAAATCAGTAATCTTGTGCTCTTCTCCAATACTATTCTTTATTATAAATTCTGGATAGTAGAGATAAATAACATTATCTAAGATTAAATACCTATCTTTCATAAAGCTATCTAATACAGGTTTTACTATATCTGTAGCTCCTGGTACTTCCATTTCTTCTACTAAACTAGGTGGTAAGAATATGAATTTGTACTCTGTACTTCTACTTATTTTTGTAATTTCGTAACAACTTAAAAATGAAGGATTAAAAAAGTAGTCTGGTTCGTAACGTCTTACAGATAAACTTTCATCTTTGTTAAAGGTTGTACCACTGACTCTGCCAAATCTGAAATTATTATCGTACAACCACACTTTAAGATTCGCACCCTCCAGATACGTAGTGTGAACCTGACTTAAATTACTTACTTTTACTACACTCTTTTTCATAGGATTTATTTGTAATGTAAAAAGTTAAGAGGAATTACCCTCTTAACTTATTTTAATTTACTTCTTAAAAAGGGAGTTGTCCCTCTACATTACTTGCCCAGATTTCCAATGCAGCTTCCAACTCCTCAATTGTACCTGAGTTGTTTTTGTCTGGAGTGAAATAGACATTAAAGTCTCCTTCTGGTAAGTTCTGGTCTTGGCTTTCTACTTTGTAAGTAGCTCCACCACCAGGAACTTTAATAGTTGCAGCCATACCTGGAGTCATTGACATAGCCTCAAAAGCTGAATCACCAGCTACAAGTTGCTTCCAAGTTGTTGCATTTGAGTATACTTGACCACTAGCTCCTGTGGTAGTACCAAACTTAACTACTCTAGTTGCTTGCATACTAGAATTCAGTGGCTAAGATTGATTCTGCTAAAGCTAAGTTCTTTTCGTTAGCTTCGATTTCAGCAGTCAAAGCAAATACTTGCTCGATGTTGAATGATGTTGAACCCAAAGCTGACTCATAAGCTGCTGCTAGTTTAGCTTTTTGTGCAGTCAATGAAGAGATTTTTTGTTCTACTTGAGCTTTAGCGTTAGCTGCTACTAAGTTGTTAGCCTTTGTTTCTTTAGCTTCTTTACCTTCGTTAAGGCGTTCTAAGAATTTTGACATTTGTTAATTGGTTAATTTGTTAAAAGGATTGTTTCTTTCAGACACGAAAGAAGAGTGTTTGGCATGATATAAATAAAACATCATATTACACATGACATGGCCAGCATGATGTAATTGACTTTCTTGATCGAGTTCTTCTTTTTGGAATAATTGTATTAGATGTCTTTGTGTTGATTCTAGGATTTCTTCACGATTTAAGCCCTTCTTCCAATTTTCAGGATTGTACTTAATTGCTCCAAATTCCAACACTTTCAACATCTCTTCTACACTACTCCAATCTACAAGATCCCACCTTAGCTTTCCAACATTATTACGAGTTGCACTCATTCTACTAATTGGGTTATTAATTCCCTAGTTTGCTCAAAACCTATTTTCTTACAACAATCAGTTTTATCTTTTGCTATTGATTCTGGTATAAACCTAACTTGTAGCCAAGGGTACTTTTGTACATATTTTTCTACCTGAGTTTTACCAGCTAAATCATTGTCAAGCATTAGATAAACAGTCTTATACCTTTCCTTAAATTCCAACATCTTCTTTTCAGGAACTGCTGTCGTTTCACTCTTTCCACAGATTGCATCATATCCTAATCTTCGGCAAAAAATTACATCTTTACACGATTTGTCGATTATCAACTTCTCACTTTGAGTCGACAATTGTATGTAGCCAAAGAAATAATCTTCAGGATAATCATTACGAAACTTGTATGTTTTGGGAGCAAAAGGAGAGTAGATTTGGTAATAATTACCTACTCTGTAAGCAAATGTTGGGTCAGGAACAATGTAAGGTTCTGTTTGTTCATTGTAAGACCAGTAGTACTTGATTTGTGTAGTCTTATAAAAGTCTAGTAGTTCTTTACTAATATTGAATTGTTTCCAGAAAGACAACCCAGCTTCTGTAAGAGGGGTTTCAGAAACTCGTATCTTAATTAATGATTCTTTTGGGGAATTATAGAGCTTGATCTTATCTCTTTGTTGTAAAACAGGTAAGTTATAATTTAGCCCAAAATCTTCATTAATCTTTTGAAATACTTCTTCGTAATTAACTAAGTTCTCTATTCTTTGTATAAGTTTGAATACGTTTCCAGATTCACCAGTTGCAGAATCTTTCCAGTAATACTCTACACTTGGGTCATACTTGGTTTTGAATATACTAAAACTAGGAAATTCATCTGTTCTATACGGACATTTATATGCTCTATTTAGCTGTAGTTCATCTATCTTGCTATAGAAACAATATAATGTGTATTCATCAACTTGTTCTAAAATAGATTCTTTAGATGGAACTAAAGACTTGTATAGTTCATTAAAATCCATAAAGTAATTAAAAATAAAGGAGGCTGTGTTACCGACACAGTGAGTAGCTTATTTCTAGGTTTATGGTTCGGGATATGCTACTTACCTTAATCCCAGGGTAGTTTTTTCATCCTTTATTAGCTTTTAAGCAAACAAAGATTTAGCTTCAGCCGCTTCAGCACTAGAAACTGAAGTAGGTTCAGCACTTAGTGGTTGATCTAATTTGTTTGTCAGCTCATAAGCTGTGTACTTCAGTTTACTTGCTTCTTTAGGTACATCCATAGATTCAACGAATGGAGCGAATCTAGGTAAAGCAGTATACTTACTGTTGTTCTTTCTTACTAATTTTAATCTAAACTTCTTTTTGTTGTTCAAGAATGGGGTAGCCATCTTAATGAAGTCAGCTACAATATTAGCAGCTACTTTATCAACATTAGACTGGTCTTGCAACTTTGCATAGATATTTGTTGCATCTACTGTAAGTCCATTGAAAATATCCCATTTAATCTTATCATTTGTTAGATAGATGGACAGAATGTGTTCCAAAGGTTCTTTAAAAGCGTTAAGCTTCTTCAAAGTATCTATCCCATCAGACAATGTTCCATCAAAGTTCTTAATTGTAGGAGCAAACATCAAAAAATCTTGTTCTGGAGCTTCTAAGCTGGTGTTTGCACCATTCATAGCTGCAATTACATCCACTTCTTCATCTTTCTTAAACCCTATAACAAGAGTTCCCTTGTCATTCTTTGTTGCTTTTGATAACACTACGTTATCATGAATCCCGATAGTTAGCATAATTTATATTTAGTTTAGTTAGTTACTTCTTCTGTTGTTTGTGGATTTAATACTACTGCTTCTGCTGGTACTACTTCTACAGGATAGAAAGTAGTGTTTTCTCTTCTTACATAGGTAGTTTGACCAGCATCTTTACCTCTTGAAATTGTTTTAGGAATATAAGCAATTCCATCTTCAGTATTTAGAGGATAGTCTACAATTACCTTTAAGTCTGTATAAAGTTGATCTTCTGTTAACCAACCTAAAGATTTAGCTAGTTCAACTAAGTTCTCGTCTTTAGCTCCTTGTGTTAATACATTAGCTTTAGGTAAACCTTCTTCTGAATATTTAGTAGAACCAAATAAATCAACTTTAGAAGCTGATTTAGGAGTTACACCAAACATTAACATTCTAGGGTGAGCTTGCATTGGTTTCCAGTTAGCTGTATCTACAATATCAAACGCATTACCTGGGAATGCTTCATCCTTGTGTTTGTATTGTAAATCAAACTTGTTTACTAATTCTTGAGAAGGGTAAACTGAACCATCAGCAAATACTCTAATTGCTAATCCTTCTGGTGATTTTGATTTGGGTGTTTTTGTTCTTCCTGTATCAATTATCTTGATACTTGTTAAAAATGAATAATCCATTAATTATTGTTTAAGTTAATTACCTTGATACTCTCTAATTCTTGTTATTACTGCGTTCATGTCATTTGGTATCAATAAATCTTTAAAACAACCTTTTGGGGTTTTAGCGTCATGAGTACCATTCTTATTTGTTAAGAATCTATATACACTATTCTTCTCGTCTTTAACAAACAGAGAATGAAGAACGTATGTAAAAAATGATGGTGGTTTAATGTCTTTATCTAACAACTTACCTGGTGATAACATACCAATAATTCCTGTATCATGCATCTCTGTATGACCATTAAATACAATAGTTAAATCATCTCTAAATGTTTCTCCTAGATTAATAATTCGTGCAACATCTGCTGCAAATTCGTTCCATCTAGCAAAAGCATCATTACCGCTTGATCTAGCCATAAATTCTTTAGAAGTAATTCTAGCTGTGTAAAAGTGAGTAATATCTTCTATTAAAACAGTTTTAACATGAAGCATTTTACTATTAATTTCTTCTAATGTTGCTGGTATGTCTGTTAATTTCTTTGTTTGTAATCTGTTTTTTCCTACTATGTATTGTGCTGCTGAACCCTCCCAAGGGAAAGGTTTTGAGTTTGGACTAATAATAATAGTACTGCTAGGGTCCATTGTTTCCCAAGCAGTACTTTTACCTGTTCCTTGCTCTCCAATTACTAAAATTTGTGTTGCTGGCATTAAATCTGTTTTGGTTTAAATGTTCCGTTATTCTTTATAATATTTTTTAATATCGCTTCTAATCGCTGATCATCTTCTGGGTACTTTATTTTCCAAGACTCTATCCTGTCAGACTCCTCTTGAGTTAGATTATTGTGCCAATTTCTTGTCCACCCCTCAAAATATTTTTCAATAAGGTCAGCATTAGCTTTTCCAAATAATTTTTGAGTTACGGTATCAGCTTGATGTGATATTTCATTATTTGCATCACTTGCGTCTTGTAATGAAAAGTTATTAAATTTTCTTACTGAGCTAATAAATAACGAACCTTTTGCGCATACGGTACAAGGTTTCTTTTTGTTTACAATTTTATCTAAGTAACTTTTTAACTCTACATCTTTAGCTTTTTTACCTGTAAGTAAGGTACAAGATTCAGCAATAGATTCAAAGTCAATATTATCTAAATCTGGGGTGTACCCATTATCACTAAGTGGTTTATAAGCCCCTAATTTGAGTTGTGCCAAAGCATCTTTAGCAATAATTACTCTTTTCTCACTTATAGTGAGTGTTTTTTCTTTAATTGGTTTCTTTGCCATATTATTTAAGTTTAAACTTTGTTTTTACTGCGTTTACTAAGTCAGCTACATCTTTTGCATCAATAGTAGCTAATACTATAGTTGATTCAAGCTCTGATTTTGTTGGGTATTTGCTTTTGAATTTATTTATGTTATACCTTCTGTAGTGGGTAATATTCTCAATAATTCCAGCTTCTGTAAAAGATGATTTTTGTTGTGTAAGACTGTGGTACGCCTTGCCAGCTTTCACATAATCTTTGATAACTTTTAACTCTTCTGGAGTTATAATACTAATTTGTTTTTGATAAACTTCTTTCTCTTTTTCAATTAAAGAAGCAAAGTTCTCTTTATAAATACTATCTACTAGTATCTGTAGTTGTTTGTTAGTTAGTTTCATGTTATTTGGTTAATGTTGTGTTGCAATTCGATATTTTAATTCGTCCATTTCGGCTGCTAAAGGTAATTGTGAGAATATCCCAACTGCGCCATCGAACTTTAAGTCTATTACTTTGTTATTTTCTCCTCTTCTGTTCTTAAGAATATGTAAACTTCTATACCAAGATTTAAGTATAGTCATATCATATCCCCTAAATAAGGTTTGGTCTTCAGGCATATGTCGAACAGGATCATATAAACCTAATACAATATCAGCCAATTTTTATTATCGTATAAGCTCTTTATCCTATACTTCTATACTTTTAATTATTTGTATAGTTTAGACTATATCATCACCATTAATGGTGTCCCATGCTCGTGTTAGCTTCATCACTGTTCTAGTGGTATGCTATTAGTCGTTGAACCTTCAAAGATATTCCTATCTAAGCTCGGCTGCTGATTGTCCGTTTTTGGAGTTTCCAGCAATTCTTGGGATTTTTTAAGGACTGCTTTTCTTATTAATTTATATTTTAAACTTGGAATAATGTAAGGTTCTACTAAATGTTTAAAAAGTTTTAGACTATTTGCTCTTAAGTATAAAGCATTATTTTTAAAAATTCGATAGTCTAAGTTAAACTTCTCCTTAAATATTTTTACAACCTCTTTTAACTCATCCTTTGTAAAAGAATTTGTAGATAAATTACCGCCAGTATAACCATCATCCATAAACCATACAGCTAAAGATAATGGAGTTAACTCCCTAATTAATTCTAAAGGAATAACTTTTTTCTTGTTTTTGTAAAAGATTTGGTGGTAGTAATTAAGTTCTTTGAAACACTTTGTAGTAGTTCTAATTTCAATAACAGGGTTTTTATATCGAGAACAACTTTTATCACTTATTTTATATTGGTGTGTTAAAGGTTTCAACTCTTCATACTTCCACATAAAATATTCTTGTTGTTTTATGGAGTGAGCAAAAACTAGTTGAGTGTTCTTCCAAGACTTTCTTAAGTGTGTGTCGCCTAAAACTGTACCTATTATAATTTCTTTTTGTTTTGTTGTTAAAAATATAGAATTTTTATTTGGATCATTAGGTTTTAACCCTAATTTAACTCTCCAGTATCTAACACCTATACTTGTTACAACTTTGCCTAACTCTCTGCTTATTTGAGCGTCTGAGTATCCTAAAAAATAATAATGTTTAAGTTTTTCAATATCAACGACACTTGTGTACTTAAAATTTTTGGGTAAGTTTAATTGTTTTCTTATAAGGCTAACAGCTGAAAAACTACAACCCATAATTTTAGCTACTTCCACATCGTTTAAACCTTGGTTTACTAATTCTGTTATTTTATTCCAATCAAGTTTTTTCATAATTATTAAAATTTTTACGAATTTAATAATTATATACTAAACAATCAAATATATATTAATAATAATTTATAATTTATCCTTACTTGGTCTTTTTGAGTCTTCTAAATCAGTTAACTTAGGAGTTATTGAACCATGTTTTCTACGTTCTGTAGTTGATAAGTCTCCATGAAATTGTTGAAGAATAACAAAGGAAAACTTGCACTTATTTCTAAACCATACAGATACTCTTGAGATTCTATCTATTGTTGATTTAATAGTGGTATGTCCAGAATCCATTTCACATAAGTTAATAGTATCAAGAACAACCTGAATAAATAGGTTAGGGTTGTTGAGAGTATAATCCCCACACTCACTAATTATTCTAGCTTCTTTAGTAAATCTACCATACTTCTTAGCAATCTCCATGAGTATATCATGGTATTTATTAGGAGTTATGTCTTCATCAAAGATTAGACATTTACTATTAAACTCTGTAAAGTATTCATCAAAGCTATTGATTATTCCCAGGTTCTCATCAGATAAAGATCTTAATATCTTTTTAGCTGGTATAACTCTTTGATAATCCATAAACATCTTCCTACTCATTGCACCAGCTAAGTTAATCTCTGGTATAATTTCTAATGTCATATCTACAAAAAGAACATCTAACTTAGTAGGATCATTTATTCTTTTGTAGTATTCAAATGGAGTATGAATAAACTTATCTCTTGCAAATGCTGTTTTACCAACTGTAGTTTCAGCACCAACAACAACCATAGTACCTTGTGTTACACCATCTGTGTGTTCATCTAGCTTCTCTAACCCAGTAGGTATGTTCTGTACTGTATTTCCTCTACCTTTATCAATTAGCTGTTTGGTTCTTGCTAGTACATCCATCTAATCTTCCCATTTAGTAGAACCGTCATTTACTCTACTGTTTTGTTGATAGTTATCGTATTCATCTTTCCACACACCATTAAGCAAGTACTTAGATAGTAAGATCTTATAGGTTACAGTATTATAATAATTATTAGTTGATTTAACTAACCTACTATAGTCTATAGCTGGATCTTTAATGATTTTAAGTAAAGCATTAGCTGCTGGAAGATTATATTGTCGAACCGTATATACACCAGTTCCTGTATTAACTCTGTGTGGTATCTTTGTATCTGAAATAAACTTATTCCAGACTTCTTTCTTCTCGTCTTCTGTTGCTTTGTATTTTACTACTTCAGTAGAAGTCTTTACTACTTCTGTGGATGTTCTTACTACTTCTACTGACGACTGGATTACTGATTTATTAAACAACTCTTCATTCACTTTATCAGTAAGAACAAATTGTTTATTAACCAGTAATCCATATCCATTATTTAACATCCATTGTATTACTTCTTTTAAAGCCATTTATACATATACAAATTTATACTCCATAGTATTAGACCTATAACATTTATTCCAATCCAAAACTTCTTGTCTCTTTTTTTGTACTCGTAAATAAAGTGGAATAAACTTAAGATATGAGCTACTATCCAAGCTATACACATAATTATCATAAAATTAAATCTGGTTTAATTGTTAATGTTTTGTCTAATCTAGTTGTTTTTATTGTAGCATTCTTTAATGAATCCATCATCTTCTTACACCAAGTATGTGCTTGTGTTTCAATTAACTCGTATTTAAAAGCTCCTCCTTGTTGTTTAACTAAGTCAAGGTAGAGAGGAAGAAGTACAATGTATTTAGCTACTTGATTAACTTGTAACCTCATTAACCTTCCATTAGACTGTGAGAAATCAGTTTCTGATCCGTCAAATGTCGCTCTAATAAGATAATTAACACCAACTAAGTTGATACCTCTTGTAATCTTTTTAACAGAAGACAACGTATTTATCTCACCTGAATTAAGCTTCTCAATACCCTTATCTTCTAAAGATTTACCATGAAATGGGTTAGGTAAGTAATCAGCTATTTCAGTTAACGTGTTGAAAACCAGTACTTTATTACCTGGTTTTGAGTGGATATGAGCTATTAAGTTCTTAGTTACTTGTACAGTAGATTGTAATGTATGTATTACTTTCTTACGTTTAGCTGCTGTTGATATAAACTTCCAATGAGCTGCTTGATGATCTTTCTTATCCTCAAATGTTTGATGTAACATTCTATACTTCTTCTCTATCTGAGTCTTTACTATCATAGCTTGTTGGAACTGTTTATCCCAGTACTTATACTCATCATTCTCTGATACAAAGAATTTACCACCAGTTTTTAGTTTCTTCTCTAATGTTTTAGTTACTAACATTGGATACTCAATAAATATAAATTCAGATTTATTGAGAATATTAGATTCTTGTAAGTCTTCTACGTTAGTCTCATAAACAATAGGAGCAATTGTATTGATTAATTCTCTCTTCTCTTCTGTAACAAATCCCGTCAATCCTAATATCTTTTTACACGTATTGTTACGAAAGAATTTAACATACTGATCAGCTACAAAATCAATTTCATCTGCTATTACAAAATCAAATGTTTTACCTTCCCAACGAAATACAGTTTGATAACATTCTGAAATTACATCATCAGGATCATAACCCCACTTTACAAATTCATTATACCAATTAACATCTCTAAGCTGTGTTGAATTAGTGAGAAGTAATACTATACCTGTTGGATTAAGTTCTTTGAGAATATCAATCGCAATTTTTGTTTTGCCTCCACCTGTGCTGATGATTAATGTACTCTTTTGGTTAGAATTTAAGAAAGCTTGTTTTGCAGCAGTTTGTATTTGTTCTCTTGGGTCGACTATTTCGTCCATGAATCTCCGTTTGAGGTGTGGACAGACATCCTAACCTCTTTAATTAAATAACTATTTGCTGCTCGTATCATAAGTTCTTTTATTTTTTGTGTGAAAAACTCTACCTTATCTGCTGGACAATCGTACACAACCTCATCATGGACTGTAAGAAGAAGATTAATATCTTGCTTATACAGTGTTTTCCATAAATCAATCATAGCTATTGCTTCCTTCATCAAACAAGAATTAGTACCTTGTATGGGGCTATTTCTTGATGCCATCCCAACTTCTACAATCTGTGATTTAGTTATAGGAAAACCATAATGTAGGTTATCAATAACAGATTGAAAGTATCTTCTTGAACCTGATCTGTTGTTATGAACAACATACCCTTTAGTTGTACCTTCTAATGATTTTCCATCAAGTGTTTCAATTACTTTGGGTATTTGATTCTTAATAGTGTCAATCATTACCTGTCCTTCTTGAGATGTAATTCCCGCTGTTGCAGCTACTTTATTTGCTGCTACACCATAAGCTACTGGAAATAAACCACCTGAGTTTTTAAACTTAGATCTTTCCTTCTCCTTTTCAGGAGTTGATTTATTCATTTCATAGTTCTCAGCTAGAAAACCCCATTTAGCTAATCCAGTTTGAGCGTATCTATGTTTGTAAACAGCTTTCCAACATAGTGTGCCCAAGTACGAATGAGAATCACTCATCTCAGTAATAGCTTTCATACCTAAATCACCAGATAGCGAAATCATTACAATACCTTCACAATTAGAATAATCTGCTGTGATTATCTTCCTTCCTTCATCAGCTATAAAAGATTCTCTATATTCTTTACCTTGAGGTATTTGTTGACCATTAAAATGTGTCTTCTTTTTACCTTTAGAACCAGATGAAAACCTACCTGTAGCTGTTCCTGCTTGATCTAGTTTAGTGTAAGCTCTTCCATTCCTTACATATTGTTCAACCCATTTCTCACCAAAAGAATTAACATTATGTATTAACTTCTTTTGTTTGTCAATTAAAGTCATTACAGGAACAAAAGAACTATTCTCATTCTGAACAAACCAGTTCGCACGTCCCTCCTTACCAATAGAAGGTTTCATCTCATGAGTCTTTTTATCTTTAGAAAGTGGTAATGGGCAACCTATTTGTTTTAAATATTCTATTACTTGTTTAGGACTAGACCAACTAATAACTTGGATCTCCTGGTGTGTAGTTTGAGACAAACTCTCCCCAACTAACTTTGTTAATTGTTCCTGAGTTATCTTGTAACTTTTTAGATGTTGTTTTCCCTTTTCCTCCAGTTGTTTTAACTGGTTTTGTAGTTTTAGTAACCTTTCCTGATTTCTTGTTTGCCTTTTTTCCAGACTTTCCTGCGCTTTCTTTGCTGCTGGATTGATCTTGCCAATTTCTATCCCAGGAGTCTGAGTTACTATTTGATTTAGTTCTTGCCATATTAGTTCAGCTTTTTGTTGTCGTTCTTTGGCAATGCTGATCCATTTCTCCGTATTGTGTCTAATTCCTCGCACTTCTGCACCAGCGATTGGTTTAATAATTCTGGAGTTGAGTGAGTTGAGTAAGAAGAATTGATTTCTCTCTTGAGCAAGTCTGTATTGTTCAATGAGTATAGGTTTAAGTCGAATAGTGTCTGCTGCATTGTATAATATTTGTTCGTTTGTAAAATAAGTACAGTCATTAAATGTAGATCGTATGTCTTTATCCATTTCAATAGGTATTTGTTTATAACCTAATCTTCTGTTAATTACAGAAACTAGGTCGAAACGAAATCCTTTCTGTCCAGATAATAGACGTTTATCATTCACCATAGTACAGAAGTAACGCATAGGTTGGAAACCTGTAGCTTCCCCCCAACACGCTTCATGATCTGCATTATGGGAAATAAATACACATTTACGAAGTACGTCTGGAGTAAATAACTCTGAGTTATCTACAGATGTATTGTCAATAACTATGACTTGGTTTGGATTGTTACAGAAAGCAGATAGTAGTAACCCTTCTTTACAAGGTTCTACTGATCTGTTTTCTATATCGTAACCCAAAACAAATAAGTTATTAGTCCCCGTGATCTTCCATGTATTGTCTATACTGTTCGTCAGTAAGTCCAAGTAAAGATTTACCTGTTGAGGATGCACCACTTTTATCTGTGGATGTTGTATCTTGTGATCCAACCTCTTTGTGACGAACAAGACCATCATAGTCTTTTGCATATTCTTTTATTGCGTCTTTAAAATCCTTCTGGTCAAATCCAGGGACTTTTTCTTGTGTGTTAAACATATTAATTGTTTTTAGTTACAGTTACTTTTGTTCCAGAAGTGTGACGTAGTAAATTAAACGCTTCTTCAAGTCGCTGTTTAAACTTACACGCATCCTCCTCAGATGTGAATACTTCAACTTCTGGTTTAGTATCGCTAGAATAGCTACCATATCTACTTTTCCATCTTACAACCCAAGTTTCATAAGCAGTAATGTCTTCTTTGATACTGCTGGGAGCGCTTATCTTTTTAAATCCAAACATAGTTAGTTAGTTAATTGAGAAAAAAATAACCTACAAGAAAATATATGTATATCTTGTAGGTTTTTTGCTTTACTTTTATTTTTATTTAAACACTGTTTGACCAATTTGTAACTTAATACTTGATCGTAAACTATCATGATTCTTCACATAACCATTCAATAGATGTGGTGTTAAATCAACGTAGTGTTTTGTTTCTTCTTTTGCTCTTTTCAGGTTAGGATCTTTCACTCTTGTAAACGATCTACCACTAATGATTTGGGTTGTACGTAATCTACTCATCTGTAAAGGATTTAAAGTATTGTTTAGTTAGTTTGAGATTTTTTTGATAAGAGGTGATGTTTGTGACTTGAGCAGTCATAGTGTGAGGTACAAATACACCTTTATTATAGAGAATGTAATTAAGTAATAACTTTCTACCATCTTCTGTAACTTCTGTATCAGACGCTGTATTACACAGTTGCTTTAATTCTTTAATCGTTAAATGCATTTGATCTTTGTATCCAATGTGGTAAAAAACTTCTTTGTGTGCTATCTCTTTTCACTATGTTTGTGTAGAATCTGTATCTACGTAACTTTAGTTTATTGAGAAACTTATGTTTTGGTATTGTATTGATACTAGCTATAACTATTGAATCTATTGTGTTTGTAATAGGTAAACTACAATCAAATTCATTCAATACTCGTCTAGTTAGTTTAGCACCAACTGTGCCATTAATTCTAAAATCCATTACATAATTAGCTGTTGATTGATCATTCAATTCATAGAAATGTTCATCAACCCATATATTTAAGTAATAATCCAGTACCCAGAAATCTAATTCTGGTATTCTTGTATTATTTTTTATCTTGTTGTGTTTCTTGTATTCATCTACATATCTCCAACCATACCAGGTTGGGTTAAATCTTCTTGAGATACCACCATAAGTTTCTTTACCCTTATCGTTTGCTTCATTAGCATAGTATCCTTCATGTTTTAATATGTAGGTTAATGTCTTTCTAAAGTCAGCTTTTTTAATAATCTGAACTTCAATTCTTGTTGGCGATTCTTGAGTACTTGTTACAGCACATATAATCACTAAGATGGTCAATAAAACTATTTTTCCCATATGATTTAATTTAAAGAATAAAGATAAACCTAGTAATAGAGCACATTAACTACTACTATCGTATACTTACTTTCCCTTATACAACAGGACTATCAGGGTTCATCTTAAACTTTGCTTCAAGGTAATCAGCTACTCTGTTTTCGCTGTCCTAATTTACGCATTGTGTTGATTTTAAGTCCAACACGAGACTTATATTATAAAGCTAATTCTTTTCATTTAAAAAACCAAACTATAACCAGTATCGTGCGAATAGATACGCTATAGTTTTACTGTTAGTTTAACACTTATTCATTAATCCGCTAAGAAGAATGATAACATATATTAGCTGCCTTAGCATACCAGGTTACACTGGCTAAGTAATGCACTACAGTCTTCGGCTGAGATAGTTATTAGTTTGGTTGGTGATTACATAATACATAATTAACGGGTTAGAGTTTAACATTGTACTGTAATCCATAAGCTTTACAGCTTAAGTTCTTAAAATTTACTTAAGAGTGTAAGTAAGAACACATAAAAGGATATTATCATTATTACAATGATAATGATTAGTAGTCTGATTGCAAATCGTGTGATTTGTTTGTTAGTCATAAAATGTAAAGGGGACTTATAATGTATCTCACAATACAATGCCCCTCTAATTAAATTTCTGAGTTGATAGCTTCCAGTCTACCTTGCAAGAAGGCAATTTTCTCTGTGTGAGCTTTCAACGCTTCTTCTGCACGTAACGTGTTGTTTCTTGCAGAAAGAAGGTTTCTGATGTAACCTTCACGATCTGTGATAAGGCAGCCACCATTGATCAAAGCATTGTCTTCAGCTTCTTTGGCACTGGTTACCGCATCTTCCAATTGAATAGTATCACCATTCAATGAAGGAATTTGAGATTTCAATGCTGAATCAGCTTGACGTAAAGCTTTTTGTGCTTTAGCTTCAGCATCATCACCAGTTACTGATGCAACGAATTGCTTGATAAACGATTTTACTGTTTTTGTTGTTTCCATAATTGATTTGTTTGTTTGATTAAAAAAATTAAAAGTAAATTGTTTTCTTTGGTTGATAAAGTTCTGTTTTTACTGATTTCATGTTATTCACATGGGTATCAATATGACCCTTTGGTGTTGGATTTTTGAATACTGATTCTAGATCACGAGGAGTATCTGAACCTTTAGAACCATATTCTAACATCTCTTCTACTAACTTAGTATAGAAAAGCTCTGTGTCGTCACCTTCTGAATATGATTGTATGTGTAAATCAAAACAACCTTCTTCTAACATTGGCCAAGTCTTACCTCCCAATCCTGCTAAAGCAAATGTACCATCACCGTGTACGTAAGTTACTTTACCAATATAACCTGTTTTAGTTATATGGTACCTAGCACTAGCTTTACTATTACCTATAACTGTATCACCTACTTTAAATTTAGATTGTGGAGGTTCTAATAAAGTTGCATATACTCCTTTTAAATAAAGACACCCTTTTCCGCTGTTAGCCCAAATTTGGTTATCACCTATTATTCTGTAAAGGTAATCATCATCAATTATAATTGATTCAATTCCTACCGTACTACGTATCCTAGACCCTATTGGAAACCTTTTTTTACACTCCTCTTGGATAGCTTTTATGTCTATAGACTTAGGTTCTTCAGTTTTAACTGGTTGTTTATCTAACACCCATTTCTTGAACTGCTCGAACGTAATTTCAGTGTAACCTAATTGTAATCTATTACTATGTGCCACTGCTGACTTTAGTTGTCTATCCCAGTTTAGATAACCACCAAATCTAGATGAACTGTAACAAGTTGTATTACAAATATGGTTAAAGTACTCTCCAATTTCTGGAGTATTGTGATTAACGGCAATACACCACCTTTCAGGTAAACTAGTTAACTCTGCTGGTTCTTCTTTCCATAACTCAATATCTTGAGGTCTATACGAATTTTGTTTACCAAGTTCTAACCATTCTATTCTGTAACAGTGATCAGTTGTATAAGTATTATGGGCTATGATTCTACCTTTTACTTTAAACCCATTAGTGTTTTTACCTTGATATGCGTACTCTGAATCAAGCTTGATCACAACTTCTGTACCAATAGGATATAAATCTGATGAAGGTTTAGGGTCTTGTTTAACTTCAGGAGTTTTACCTATTACTTGGTAGAATTCTTCTGTTGTTAATACTGTTCCCCAAGCTTGAAGTTTACACTCTTTTAAACCATTTGCTATCCCGTAGTAATTCGTTGTACCGCTCCACGCTTTTCTAGGACCCCAATCAATAATAGCTTTCTTGTTTTCAGGAGTTAATTTAACACACCAATTATCAGTTGGTAACGATTTAGGTTCTGGTTTATAGATTATCTCTGCCCACTTACCTCCAAAGTAAACTATTCTCTCGTAACTATTATCCCCATATTTAGCTTTACTACTACACTTCTCACCTTCATCTGTTAGAGCGTGTATTCTACTATTGTTGTAACTAACGCTAAAACTATCATTAGTTACAATAGTGGTACAACGCTGCTTTAGATGGGCTGGGGAGAATTTTGTCCCAATAGGATAATCTCTTTTAGCTTTTTCAATTAATTCTTGCTCTGTCATACAATATTTTGTTTAAACCAGTTACTGTTATCATCATAAATATGTTCTAAGCAATTGAATGCTTCTGCTGGAGTTAATGCAAACTTAGTCATTAACTCGTATCTAATATCAGTTAGTGTAGTATAACCTAAGTCTACATCCCCTGATCTTTTCTTTAAGTAGTTGTAAGCTCTTAAATACCTTGGATTCTTTTTCTCGTAATACTCTAATAAGTATTTAAAGAATTGTACTACGAAAATAATAGCTATTAAAGCTAAGAATAATAGTGCTGGTGTTGTCATTGTTTTTTATGTTTTTGTTTCTTATAAGTTTTTAAGCTATTTTGTTTAATTTTATTATATCTTCTATCACTTAAAGAAATATCTAAATAATTTACATTCATAAATGTTTTATCTTTACTATCTTTCAATCGTAATAAAACATGACCAAGTTCGTGATAAACTAATAATTCAATTACTTTTGGATCATCAATATTTGTATCAATAGTTTCTTTATCAAATTGTACTATCCACTTTCTCTTTTTAAGATCAAAATGTGATTTAGCTAATGCTCCATCAACATGGTATAGTTTTACAATTTGAAATTCAATACTTTGTATCTTTGTTGTATCTGTTATATTATAATCAGAACAAAAAGATACTAAAAATGATAATAATAACTCTTTCATATTCTTTGTTTTAATTTTATTAGAAAAAACTCTTCTGTATATGTTTGGGTATTTATTTTTCATGCTACAAATATACAAAAATTATGTGTTTTTGTATGTTCAACTTTTGTCATGGCAATTTTCTGTATACCTCTTCTTGAATTAATTCATATTTAGGTTTGTCCTTTTGTTTAGCTTCTGATTCAATATTGTCTACTGCTAATACTAAAAAACAAGTAAATAATGTAAATGTCATAAAACCACAGAAAAGCAATAAATTACTATTCCAATAAACTTTTGGTTTATCTGTTTTTGCTTCTACTATTTTTACCTGTATTAATGCTGTAGTAGCGTTAGATAAAAATATTGCTGAACTTAGAAAAATTACTAATGTTACGATTATTTTTAATACTATCATTTGTTTTGTGTTTTAAATTTACTAATCAGTCTTTTGGGTGATAGCTTTTCTACCTCTGACTGCTAGCTTCCAAGACAACAGCGGGCATCTTAACCTGATTCGGCAAAACTACCACCTTAAGACCTTTTAACTTAACGATTTGTAAAATCTAATAAAGTGTTGTAAGCTGATTCTGTGAATCTATTAATACTCAAGTGTCTTGTTTCTGGAAATATATTTCTATACTCATTACACCACCAATTGAATTTATTAAGATTCTTATCTTTCCATTCAAGCAATTCGTAATACTTTTCAGCATCTACTTTGATACCAGAAGTTAATATCTTTTCCATATTTTTAACTTAAAGATTTTGTTCTATCCAACTATCTAAAGGTACTATATCACGAGCATCTTCTGGATAATATCTGCTTCTCTCTTGTTCAAGTTTATTGAATAATTCAATCACTTCTTCTCTACTCCAACTACTTTTAACTTCACGAATTGTAATCGTGTTGTCTTTTTTGATTTTGAGTTTTTGCCCACATAATGCTCCCATTGGAACTACTTGTTCATAATCATTTTCATACTCAACCATCACTTTCTCAATCTGATTTCCTTTGTTGTATTCTTTTACAAATACTTCTAGGAATGATTGAGTTGGTTTAGGTAGTGGTACTTGTGCGGGCATTCCTTCAATAAATATTTCGTGTGTTAATGAACTATCAGTTGTAGCAATGATTTTTTTACAACTTGAAAGATAGCCGCTATATCTTTCATCTTTAAATTCTACTGTATTATTATGAACATTTAATTCTTTAACTTGTTGTAATGAATTACCGTGTGACCACAATACCCAATCACCTTCTTTTATTTCTCCTTGTGAGAGAAAATAAAGATGGAATGCTTTAGCATAAATATGTTGCAAGTATTCTTTTGTAAAATATTGCTTATGATATTCTAATTTTAGAATACTTAATAAGATTAAACAATTTTCTGCTTTTTTTGTAGGAAGCATAACTACATCTCTCATTTTAAACGTACTCATAGGTTTTGTTTTTAATTTTTTATTTTAGCACCCACTCTTACTTAGATGTTTCAGTTCAGAGTTAGGGTCATGTGAGTTACAATTTCTTGTTTCAAAGGTTCTTTAATGTAGTCTTTAACACCACAACCCTTATTAACTACTTGCTGAGACTCATTTGTGTTGTAGAAGCACTTTGTATCTTCTATTTTCGCTGGGATGACATTTTCCTTTCTCAAGGGAACAACACATCATATATTACTATATGAATTTTAGAAATTGTAAAGAATAGCACAGTTGCAACCTATTGTCGCGCAATCGGTGTGGTGACTTATGTACCACTTGTTTATTATTCTTACAACTTCAACGATTGTGATAACGTTCTTCATACTTTATGTATTATGATATGAAATTTTATTGTTATTAAATCAATAGACAGGTCACACAAATGTAGGGGATTTATAGTTTCCTACAATCCACCCACACTGTGATAACCTTGTTGATATTACGCTTCTTAACTCTTCTGATATTCACATACCCCAACTTGTGTCGTTGGATTCAAACCAACCCTGCGTAATAGTGTGCCTTAGTGGATTTATTGACACTTCCTTTTTATCAACTACATACAGTTTATGTATTATCCTGTATGGTTTTTATCTTTATATTGATTTTGTTTTCTTACATTTTGGAAAATTAGTACAACCTAAAAATTTAATACCTGTAGATTTATTAGTTCTTTCACACATTGGAGAACCACATTCACATTTACCAAATCTAAATCTATATTTTTCTTTGTCAATAATACTTTGTTGATTTGGTGATACTCCTTCTACTAAATTGTAAATGTTTCCATTATGTTTAATCATTTTCAAACAATTATAACAAGTAATATCATTAAGATAATTACTAGTCTCAGTGTTACCAGTCACATGATTAATATGAATACATTTAGAATCTTTAATATGTACCATAGTAATTTTAGGAGGATTAAAACTTTTACGTTTAATATCCCACCAATATTCTGCTGTATCTGTCATTGACATAACTTTTAATGTTTAAAATAAAACTACTAATAAAAGATTGTTGTTAATATCTGTACGTGACTTCCACACGCTTACAACGATTTCACCTGTTTCCTCTAATTAGTAGTTTTAATGTTAATAAAATTAGTAAGATATGGCTCTTCTATCCTTGGGAATTAGGCTTCTCTCAAGAGTTGTTCCATTATTACGTTTCCGCTTTAAGACAACGTACTAATTTTAATGTTAATAACTCAATCTCTTCATGATTTAATGTCGTACTCTCTTCTGAGCCGTTATGACCATGACTTTCGCAACATTTCTGTAGTTACTTACCGCAATGTTAGATTGTTAAATCATTATCACTTCATAGAGATTGA